GGAATAATTAGTTGGAGTTGGTGGTGGGTATTTGCACCAATATGGCTACCAATAGTAATAGAAGTGTTGTATGTAGGTGGATGTAGAGTTTTGGAGTGGTTATTAGATAATGCTAAATATTAGCAATAGAGAGGTATAAAATGGGAAGATTATGAGAAAGAAAAAATGTAAAGGTTGTTTAGCAGCAGTAACAGATGGACATCCGTTGTCAGGAGAGCCATATGGTTGTAGTCTGGGATATGAGGTAAGTAATGGAGAAACAGTAGAAATATGCCCAAAACCAAAAACTTGGAAAAAATTAAATAGATTGAAAAGAAATTGAAATGTATATGATAATGTAAATCAAATATAATAGACCTAGGTTAAATATGGATTTTAAATATATGATATGATAAGATGAATAAGATTAATATACGAAAGGATAAGATATGATGATTAAAATCGATAAAGAACTTAAAAAATCATTCAGAATAGGTTTGTTATTATTAATAATAGGGATTTTCATAGGACCTGTGCTGATTCATTATATGTATTGGCTAGGAGAAAAATATCCATTTATTAAGGTTGCATGGGATGAAAAGGATATGCTGGCTTATTATGGCGCTGTATTGTCTTTTTTAGGAACTACAATATTAGGAGCATTAACACTATATCAAAATAAATCTATTCAAGCAGAAGCTGATAAAAGGGTAAAACTAATTGAGGAACGTGAATTAATAAGTAATATGCCTAAGTTTTTAGTTAAAATGTGTGGTTATTCCGGAAAGTCATCAAAGATAAATTTTGAAATAGAAAATGTTACACAAAATATGGCATCGGAAGTAATATTATATGATATACATATTGAAGATTCATCTAAAACAGTTATATGGAAAGAAGGAAGAAATTTTACGTGTTCAGCAATATATTATTCTAAAGGTTTTAATGTTAAACTCAATAATCCAGAGATAAAAGAAGATGCTGTTATTTTAATGAAAATGGACGCTTGTGATAAATATGATGAAGTGCATACATATGAGATAAAAGGAAAGTGCGGATTATATAACTTACCATTGATATTAAAAATAACTGAAATTGATGAAGAATAATAGGTAGCAGATTTTACCAAAGAAAAAAATGCATAAAAATCTTGCAAAACATATCACAAAACTCGGCATAATATTATTGAAACTCCTAAAAGTTTGTGCTACAATTTAAACAAACAAGAGAAGAATTCTGTAAGGTAACGATTCCTTACAGGTCTACTCTTGTTTTTTTATTTTGTTAAGATAAGTTACTTAAACCTCCGAGTGCTGTCTGAAATCTAGGACAGCACTATAAAGGAAGATGATGATAGATGTTAAAGAAATTATGTAGTTACGGAGCATGTCACAAGGTAGTTGATGCAGGGCAGCAGTACTGTAGTAGACATGCTGATTACAACAGACATATGTTATATAAAGCAATGCGAATGAGAGACCAGGAAGAGGCTATAAGACAAAGGTTTTATAATAGTAAAGAATGGTTAAGATTCAGAGAGATGTTGGCACATAAGCAACTATGCTTATATATATATGCATATTACAAATATGGAGAGATAGTAGCAGCAGATACATATCATCATATCATTGAACTTAAAGAAGATTATTCTTTAAGAATATCTAAAGATAATGTTATTGGATTAACTTATTCCAATCATCAAACAATACATGAATTGTATGATCAAAATAATCACATTAAAAGACAAACACAATATGAACTTAAAGCAATGCTTATGAAGTTCCATAATGAATTTATAATAAACGATTTGGCATTGTTGGCATGATGGATAAAGGATTTTCGTTCTCATTTTACAAGGTAGGGGGGATGAAAAAACTTTTTTATAGTTGCCCACAGTCGCGCCCCAACTCTGTGTGAGAAAAAATGCTAAATTTACTATAGGGGGGAGTCAGATGGATAACCCAAATAAACCAAAACCATGTCCGAAGTGGTTAGATGATATGGCAAAGAAAGAGTGGAGAAGGTTAGCAAAACTCTTTGTAGCAGAGAATAAAGAATTTACAGATAAAGATTTAAAAGCATTAGAAGCTTATTGCACAAACTATGCGAAATGGAAGAGGTGCGAGGAAATATTAGCTGAATATGGTTACACGATGGAAGTTGGCCAAAATGGTTATGTGCAGCAAAGACCAGAAGTTAGTATTTCTAATAAAGCTCAAACGGAAATGAGGGCATGGGCTAAAGAGCTCGGCTTAACACCTGCATCAAGACGAAGGATGAGGGAATCTATTATGAATGAAGGATATGATCCTGAAATGGAAGATATGATATCTCATGATTAAAGAGGAATTATTCTGTGAGAACTGGATAAAGAAACTAGAGGTTAAATGGAATTCTGATAAATATTATTATGATGCAGACGAAGCAAGGAAGATATTTAAATTTGCTAAGAAGTTAAAGAATGATAAGGGTACAAGTAAAATATTTGAATTGTTGGAATTTCAGTTTGAGATTATAACTGAAATATTATGTGTAAAACGTAGAAGTGATGGAAGAAGGAAACACAGAGAGGCTCATATTAATATTCCAAGAAAGAATGGTAAGTCATTCCTTGCAGGAATAATAATTGTATATTTGTTTTTCTGTCAGAGAGGTATATTTGGTGCGTTATTTGTTCTCACGGCCAACACAACTAAACAAGCAGGAGAATTGTATAAGACAATTGAAAATTTTATAAAGACCAACAAGACTTTAAGAAAATATTGCAAGATAACATCTTCTACAAAGACAATTGTAAGAAGAGATAACAAAAATACATTGATGGTTTTATCATCAGATGCAGATAATGCAGATTCATTTAATGATTATGTAGCTGTGCTAGACGAGATTCATCAAGCTAAAAATGATGAGATGTATGGTAAGTTAAGAACTGGTCAAGGTGCTTGGGATGAACCATTACTAATTACAATAACAACAGCTTCTTCAGGAGAAGATCCATCTAATCCAGAGATGCAGCTTTATAATATGGCTAAGAAAATAGAAGCTGGTGAAGAGGCTGATGAAACATTTTATTATAAAATCTATGAAGCTGATAAAGGTTGTGATGTAGAGGATGAGTCACAATGGTATAAATCTAATCCAGCTTTAGGATTTTTTAGAAAATTAGAAGATTTGGCAAGCTATGCGAAACGAATTCGATTAATGCCAATGCAAGAGAATATGTTTAGAAGAATGTTTTTGAACCAACATGTAGCACTCGACCATGAAAAAGGTGCTATTAACATGGATTTGTTTAATAAATGCACTAGGAAAATTGATGTAGAACAATTAAACGGTTGTAAGTGTTGGTGTGGCTTAGATTTAAGTTCTAAAAATGACATTACAGGATTTGTCCTGGTATTTTATGAAGAACTTACAGGAAGGTTTATAATAGTGCCTTACCTATATACACCTAAAGATACAGTAGTTGAGAGAGAACATAGAGACAATATACCTTATTCATATTGGATATCTAAAGGTGATCTAATTGCATTAGAAGGAAGATATGTTAATTTTGAGCATTTCTTAGAAGATGCATATAAAATTGATGAAACATTTGATATAGAACAGATAGGATTCGATATGTGGGGTTCTCAGACAATAATAAATAGATTAGAAGATAAGTGGGATGTTGTTCCACTTGGACAGGGAACTAAAACAATGACACAAGTAATAAATGATTTTGAGAATTTACTTGTAGATGAAAGAATTATTATCGCAGAGAATGAATGTTTTAATTTTATGGCCAAGAATTGTATAGCTGTATATGATGAAATGATGGGTGTTAAGTACAGTAAGAAGAAATCTAAATTTAAGATAGATGGTATTGTAGCGATGCTTATGGGATTATTACTAGCAATTGAAGAAAATGGAATTACTCATTATGATCCTATAGCTGAATTGGATAAATTGTAGGAGAGGCTATGAGAAAAATAAAGTTTAAAAGACCAAAGTTGAAAAAAATAAGCTTTACTAAAGAAACTAAGGATAAATTTAAAATAATAATTACAGATGCAATGATACTTTTTGCATTAATACTTATAGCATTAACAACATTAAGGATTAATATTTATAGTGGTTGTTATGTTGTAGCAGCAGAGATGATTATTGCAGCAGTATGTATTGCGAGGAGTTAGTTATTATGTTTTTAAATAAAATGGTAGAACGTAGAGAAAGTGAAGAAAATAGTACATCGTTAACAGATGAAGAAAAATTATTTTTAAAAGC